AGCCCCTAAGGGCTGTTGGGTCCCGTTCAATTTAACGGACCTTTGTTCAAAACCCCTTGCATTCTCTTACCAACCTTACGGTTCGTTTGAGACAACTAGATTAAAATCTAGGTGCAATATAGAACTAAAGTAGATGAGAAAGTCTACCTAAGAGTAAATTCTTAGAACTACGTAAATGCCGAAAGGCACGTACCTCTATACTTACTCCAGTTTGGCGTGGTAGCCTGCTGGCAATGAGTATAGTTGAGATTAACCATTTATTATACATATTAACAAATGAAAAATTCAAATATTAACGTGTATAAGTTAAATGTTCCTCGTAGCTTAAGGAACGGATCTTGAATGAGGGACAAAGATTTTGACCCTTGATTCAGGATTCTCGTCTGGGCTACGGGTACCAAGGATGACAGAGCTGTGCTCCGAATTCTATTAAATAGGATTCAGAACATGTATATAACTCAAGGAAAGAGAAGGAACCTTAAACAGGTTTATCTCTATCTTAAAGAGTGCTATACTATCTGCGTATCCGTCATAGTAGGTTCCAGCTACAGTCCCAAATTGGGGGTTGCAGTTGGAAAGGTAAGTGGTTTACCACTTATTATACCCGGACGTCTACGGAAACGTATGGCGTCTGAAAGAAAGCTGTATATCGCTATAATGACCTTGTTAGGTATTCATAGAATCGTTCCTTGATGGCCACCAGTGGACTATACCTCCGTTATTGAAAAATTCAACGGTAAGTATCGTACGCTAGCGACCGAGACTCTTGTTGAGTCTAACAGGCGACTATGTGAATTAGCAAATGTGTCAGACATAGTATTTACTCGTTTACAAGCTAAGGCTCTTTTACCAGAGTCTGCTGGGCCTAATAACTCTATTGCATGGAGAGGTTTGGTCGACGATACTTTAGCGGTTATAAGTAACCCTAAGTATTGCGCCTCACTTTGAATGTGATTTGCAGGAACTAGGTCCTTTTATATGCTTTTCTCGTTTACCATTTGCTGTCTTGTGTCCTTACCTCTTAGATTATTTTATTGATCTGAAAGGTTTCAAATAGGTCGTCTAGCTGCGGTTTATAACGCAGCTGGTAAAGCCCGTATTATCGGGATTACGAACTATTGGACTCAAGTAGCACTCTATCCATTACATAGAGAAATCTTCAAGTTTATTGAAGGGCTCCCTACAGATGGTACCTATAATCAAATGAAGCCAGTGATGGCTTTGTCTGAAAATGGCTCAAAATATTATTCCTATGATTTGACCGCAGCAACCGACAGGTTGCCCCGGGATATTCAAAGGGACATATTAGAGCTATTTATAGGTAAGTTCTTATCTCGTGTATGAGTTCAATTAATGGATATGCCTTTTGGGAAGTCCAAGAAGGGTAGTGTTATACACTACGCTGTTGGTCAACCCATGGGGGCGTATTCATCTTGAGCTATGCTTGCACTTACTCATCATATGATAGTACAGGCTTCCGGACCCGCGACAGTTAAAAATTATGCTGTCTTGGGTGACGACGTTATCGTTTCTGATGACGCGCCGGATTACCTTACTACAATGACTGGGTTTGGTGTGAACATCTCAATGGCGAAATCTATAATTTCTTCGGAATTTGTGGAATTCGCTAAGCGAATCCGTACACTTAAAGGTGAGGACTATTCTATATTAGGACCAGGACTTATAATGTCCGCAGTCCGAAATAGATATCTATCTGCTGTTGTTCTAGCGGATTCTTTGAGAAAAGATCTTGTTAGTTGAACAGTTGCCCCACAAGTACTCTTGGAGACTCCCGGTCGCGAAATGAAACGGGTGAGAAAGACTAACCATTTAAAAGGTAAGCCTAGCTCACGTTTCGTAATCACGAATCGGACTCTCCTTGATTTTGGTTGTTGAGTGCTATTTGGTCCAAAAGGACTTATATCTTCAAACCTATCCTTCGCTCTTTCACAAGAGGGAGGGGTAAGAGTTATTGAAGATCTAAAGCACGAGTCAGTATTCTTCAAAACTCAAATCAAAAGATTCCTTGAATCAAGGATTCTTAAGAAATGAGAAAATGCGAAGAACACCGCA